TCCAAGCAGGTCACTGACTATAAAACGGGTGTCGTCGTGTATGAGTCTGGAAATTTTGGTTCGGCGACCGAGACATACCAGGTAGGCAGTGAATTATCTATAGAATCTGATGCATAACTTGTTCTAGAAACAGAACTAGAACTAGAATCAGAAATAGAATCAAAGTAGCACCAGAATAAACCTATTAAATAATAAAATTGATTTAATACTGATTTTACATATAATAAGTATTAAATATGGAACCGCCCACTTATTTAGCCAATAAAAATCCTCACCCCAGAGACAAAAACATAATTTTTGATGAAGGTCCGCACATTTACACGATTAATGGTGATAGTGATTATATGTCAGTAACTACATGGAATCACTCACATTTTGCACACTTTGAACCAGATAAAATTATCGACAAGATGATGGCTAGTCACAACTGGACCCAAAGCCGTTATTATGGTAAAAGTCGAAAAGAAATTAAGAAAATGTGGTCTGATAATGGTAAACAAGCATCAGAAGCAGGAACTAAAATGCATTATGACATTGAATGTTATTATAATGATGAAGATGTTGAAATAGAAGAAGATTGTATAGAATGGAACTATTTTGAAAATTTTGAAAAGGATTGCGGTGAACATATGGAACCTTATCGGACAGAATGGATGATTTACGATGAAGAGTTACGTTTTGCTGGATCCATTGACATGATATTTAAAAATAAAGATGGCACGTTAGAGATTTACGATTGGAAACGATGCAAAGAAATTAAATATGTAAATCACTATCAAAATGCTACTACCGATTGTGTAAAACATTTAGCAGATTGTAATTACTATCATTACGCCCTCCAATTAAATACCTATAAAGCACTTTTGGAGAAAAATTATGGAGAAAAAATTAAAGGAATGTATTTGGTTTGTATGCATCCTAATAATACAAATGAAAATTATATTAAAATTCCAATACCCGATTTACAGAAGGAAGTTAGAGAATTGTTTAATGTAAGAAAGGAGATGTTAAAAAATAAACAACTTAAAAATAAATAATATTTATAATATAAATATGGACGAACTATGTAGAGAAAATGAATTCAATTATTTTATGATAAATGAAGATTACCAGGAAACCAATCCAATTGCATCTTTTTTCATTTTATTAAGTATTATTCCCATGAGTGTATTATTTGCAATGGTCACTATATCTCAACACATGCAAATTACTGGAAATTTAGATGTAGATGATGATGAGGAAGAAGAGGAGAAGGAAGAACTTTTTGAAGAAAAATATCCTTTAAAAAAAAAGAATAATACAAACAAGGAACCAAATACCGAATTATTAAGTATTATTGAATGTACTCCTAATGGAAATGTTTTTATGAAATATAATTTAGACAATGAAGGTTTTGATTATTGGTCTGATTATAAAGAAATACCATTTAATTATTTAGAAACTGTGGCTAGAAAATATGTGAATATGTTTAACTGTTCTGATCTCTATTTACGAGAAGAAGATGAGGAAGTAAACCTAAGTGATGAAGAATATAGTAGCGAGTTCGAAGATGACAGTGAAGAAATAGAAGAAGAAACAGAAGAAGACGATAGTGAAGAAGAAACAGAAGAAGATGATAGTGAAGAAGAAGAAGAAATGAAAAAAGAATTAAACACATGCCAACAAGAAGATAGCGATGATGATATTTTTGCCAAATTTAAAACCACAGAAAAAATCAAAGAAACTATTAAAGAAGAAGGAAACATTGTCAACAAATTTAGATATAAAGGAAAATTGGTTGATATTTTGGTATTTAAACAAAAAATTAATAAAAAACAGGAACCTAAAAATATTTCATTTAGTTCATGGAGTGTATTTTAGTGTTTTTTTTTTAGTGCACGTTTTTTTGTGTACCTTTTACGTTGCCGTCTATATTTTTTACGAGACCCCCCTTTTTTAATAGGTGCTACTTTTGCTTCTGCTGCTGCTGCTGCTGGTGCTGGTGCTGGTGCTGCTGCTGGTGCTGGAACGGAGGATGGTTGTGGATTTGTAGCAGCGTTTAATCCTTCAGGCATCATTGCTTTAGCGGCATCACCTTGTGCCTTCATATCTTGAACTAATTTATTTTTTGTTAAACCTTCTTGAGGTTGAAAATTTAATTGTTGCATTGTTGCATTTATTTCATCAAATTTATTGGTAACATTTGTATAAACATTGTAGGCATTTATCCCGAAATCAATAAAACTATCTACTGCTTCTAATCCCGGTACATTTGTTTTTCTAAGTGTACCTAAAATTCTATATGTTGATTCTAAAATGAGTTGCAAATTTGTTTGAATAATAGTTTGACCTGCTTGAATGGCACTTGTTATAGCGGATAATGCACTAAATGCGTTACCATATACTGGAATACCAGCAATTACATTTTCAAGTGCATCCCATGCACCATCCCCTGCACGACGAATTCCTTCTTTCAGTCTTTCAATAAGTTTTTCTTCTGCCTCATCTATTGCTGGTTCCATTTCTTTTAATGTTATAAGAGCCACTGCCAAAAAAGGTTTCAATGCAGAATCGTTTAATGCAATGGCAAGTTGTTTAATATTTTCTCGAATAACAGGATCTTCTAAAACATTGAGCATTATCATAGTAAGAAGTTGGGATCGATCCTTTGCCTTACCTATATTCTCATATAATTTATCAGGTTCTGTTAATGATACTCCCAACAACTCTAACATTCTATCCATAATAGATACAAGTAAACCAATAAATTTTGCAACTAACCTTCTTACAACAGCCTCCGGAGGTTCTTTTATTAATCTCAATAATGATTGACCTGTGTCGGTTGAATTAATAAATTCATGTTCTACTCTTTGTTGAATATTTTTATTTTCCTGAGACATTATTAATATATCTTTATACTTTATTTTTTTTTAACCAACTTAAATATCCAATACTTTTTTCTATATTAAAAGAAGAATCTAAATCTTCTTTAGCAATTGTTAATGCTTTTTTTTCCATATCTGTAAGAGAGTTAATATATTTTTTTACTTTTGTATTTTGCTTTTTGGGCATATTTATTAATATTAATAATTATTATTAATATTATTATCAATTTTAATTATGAAAAATAAAAAACTAATTTTTCACTTTTCTTTTTGACCAATTTTGTCAGTTGATAATTAATAGTATAATTAGAATTTATTAATAAATCTACAGCCACTTCTATTTCATCCGATGTAATAAAATCTCCGGTATTCGGATTTATAAATGCAAATATACAATGCGGTTTTGTTTGACAGTTACAATTATAATCAAACGGTGAAAGTCTTTGTCTAGGCAATTCTTTTATATTTTCTTTTAAAGGAGAATTTTCTGGTTTTTTATTTAATGTTAAAATTTTTACATAACATTTATTTAGTTTATCTAAAAATACTTCTTCCTGAACCTTATAAGTCATTATATATATATCAAGTTTAAAATTGAAAATAATTTTTGTTAGAAAAAAACAAAATATTAATATGGATACCTTAAAAATAAAAACACATCGCTTTAAATTTAGTAATAATTTTTGTGAAATAATAGAAGAATTTACAAGAATTCATAAATATGATAAGTCAAAAGACTTTAAAGAAGCATGGAATGAATGGAAAGATGATAATCAAAATGCTATTGGTAAAGAACTAAAATACCTACAAAATAAAGATTATAAAGGTGATATTTATCAAAAGATTTATAAAAGTATTAGATATTATCATAAAAATAAAACAAAAACAGAAAATGATATGAAAAAAGAAAGAAAAGTATATGTGGGATTTAATAGAAATATTTTAGAATTGATGGATAACCAAATATATATTCATTTAAGAAAAGATGATAGTAAACCATCAGTAGGATTTAATGAATTTATGACTGGTATTGATAATAAACTACTAGACGATCAGGTTAAAATTTTAAAGGATCATGGATATACAACTAAAGAAGATGTATTGCAAAAATTCAAAAAAACATATAAAAATAGATATTTCATTAAACAAAAGCGAAAATAATAAAATAAATTTATTTTAAATGTTTAGATTAAAATAAAAAAATATAATATGTTTTTTTATTAAGATGATAGGTGGAAAAATGTTGGCAAGTGGCGGTTATGGATGTGTTTTTAGCCCTGCTATTAATTGTGATGGAACTTCATTAATTTCTAAAAAATATGTTAGCAAAGTACAGGCGTATAATAAGTATGCAAAACGTGAAATTATAATCGGTAAAAAAATTCAAGGTATTAGAGGATTTGAAAATCATTTTGTTCCTATTATAAAACATTGTGAAGTTATGTTAGGAGAGATAACAGACAAAGACAAAACAAAATGTGATATTTTCAAAAAGAAACATTCAAAAAAATTTACAACCATGAAAATGCCATACATTAATGGAACCGATTTTATTGATTTTATGATACAACACAAAGATAACGATTATATAGTAAACAAACTAATATTTAGTTATAATCATTTATTAACATCTATAAGCAAACTAATACAATCTAATATATTACACTTTGATTTAAAAGGAACAAACATACTTTTTGATTATGATTCCAAGTTACCTTTATTAATTGATTTTGGACTTTCAGCAATTATTCCTGATGATGAAATAAGTGATGAACAAATGAAAGAAATATTTTATATTTTTGGAGCAGATTATTATGTTTGGCCATTAGAAGTACATTATATGGCATACATTATCAATGAAGATTCTGACCCTGAAGATAATGATTTAATATCTATTGTAGATGAATATGTTGATAACAATAAAGGATTAACAAAAAACTTTTCTACAAATTTCTTAAAAAAATTCAAAGACAAATGTTTATATCAACTTAAATTTTACAATTCGATGGAAACATATAAAGAGCGTAAAAAATATATAATGACCTATTGGGATACATTTGATAATTATTCGCTCTCTATTATGTATTTAAAATTTATTTATTTTATCAATATTAATGGATATACTAAAAATAAATTCATATCACATTTTACTGAATTATTACTGCAAAATATAGACCCTGACCCTGAAAATAGAAATAGTATTGTTGATACTATTCAGAAATTTAATGGATTTTTAACACAAGATATTAATATTGGAATAAAAGTATTTAAGGATTTTAAAAAAAACTTTATTGATGAAAAAAAAGACATTGATAAAGTTTTAGATATTGAACGAAAAACGGGAAAAATAGAAACATTAAAAATAAGAAAAGGTTTAAAATAGCGATGAAGTTATTTTTTTTTCTTTTTTTTTTCTTTTTCATAATTAATTTTTGCTATTTGCAAAATTTTATTAATAGATTTACCAGGATATTTATGTAGAGTTTTTTGAATTTGTAAGAGCCATTTGTTCATCATATAATGTAGAGTAAGAAAAAAATTGATAGAAAAAAATTTAGATAAATAGTAGTTAAATAATGACCGACAAATTAGTATTTACAAGATATTTGTATAATAAGGATGAAGTAGAACTAACGTTATTAGAATGTATTTTAAAACGTAACAATTTTGTAGAAACTTGTTTTTGGACTACAGAATTGTACGAAAGTAACGATCCTGAAGACCTATGGCAATTCATATATAAAGTTTACTATGATTTTTACCATCTTCATTATCCAACCTTTATTAATAAAATTAATGATTATTATATTAAATCTCAAAAATATGGTAAGATAAAATATATTTTATACATTATTTATAACTTATCTCGAGCGTCAAATAATATAGACTTTAATATATTTTTATCTAGAACTTATTTTAGTTCTAGATTAACATATATTATTCAAAATATAAATCTTTCGCAATATGTAGGTAATCCGTATGAAAAGTTACTAAGTTTTGCAATAACAACCCAAAATAATGAATATATTTCCTATTATTTAAAAAAACTAATAAAAACTAAAAATATTGAAAAATTTTTATCAGATAATTTTAATATTAATTTAAATAATGAGGAGCATTATACAAACAAATTTCATCTACTTTTGTCCAAATGTTTACAGTTTCCTAAATCAGAAATTAAGTTTACATTCAAAAAAGTACCAAAACAATACTACAATGATGTAGAAGACATAATAATTGACAATTGTAAAGTGTTAAAAAAAAAACGTTTATTTGGTATTTCTAAAAATTTGGGTTGTTTTGATTTAATACGGAGTAATTATATATTAAATAGGGAATTTTGGTATAATTGGGAATTTCATGCATATAAAAGTAAAATTTGGAAAAAAAGATTTGATAAATATAAAATTAAGATAGAAAAACATAAAAAACAGTTGGAATTTTTAGATGATGATGAAATGGAGGAATTTTATAGCAAATATGGATACGAACCTGATGAGCAATCAAAAGAAACACAGAAAAAGAGTACAGGGTATATTTCTAGTATTAATATCAATAATTGGATTAATATTGTGAATAAGTCTAGTAAAAATTATAAAATTGAAAAGAAATTAAAATATTAGTTAAGTTTTATAAAATGGGGAAAAATAAAGGAGGTGGGAGTAAACATAAAAAATACGCAAAAAAAAATAATGTATCAAATAATGTGCATAGAAAATTAAGAAAACCTGTTGTAGAGGGAGAGATTTATGCAAGAGTTATTGCTATATGTGGCGGTAGCCATGCTAAAATATTGTGTTCTGATAAAAAAGAACGAACTCTTGTTATACGTGGAAAGTTTAGAGGAAGAAACAAAAGAAACAATACTATTACACTTGATTGTATTGTTATAGCAGGATTGAGAAGTGTTTCAATGGGAGAAGTTGTTGAAAAAAAGAAAAAAGAAAAAGCAGATCTCATTTATGTTTATGATAAAAATGAAATGGACGAATTAAAACAAATACCTGAAGTATATAGTATACTTAATAGTAAAGCAAAAGATGATGCAGACGATGATATTTTCGATCGTAGTCAAGAACTGACTGAAGATATAGAACTTCCTATTGAGAAAAATCCTATTCAAAAACAGTCCAATCAGAAAAAAATCAATAAATATCATACGCAACTTAAGAAAAAAGAATTGAAAGAAGAAAAACAAACCGATGAAAAATTAGAAGATTTGGTTGAAGATTTTGATTGGGATGATATTTAATCAACATTATTAAGTTCATCATCACTATCTATATCACTTAAAACATCATTAAAATTATAATCATGATATGTATCTGGATGTGAAAAAAAATCTTCACTTTCTTCATCATCATTACATTCTTGAGTTTCATTTAAACTTGCCATTAAAGCATATTGTAAATCTCTATCTGCACTAAAAGACGATTGTCTATGCAAACTTGTTGGCTCATTTACAAATTGTATATTTCTTATAATTCGATTAATATTTGATAAAATACTTTCTCTCCTGTTTTCTATATTAGTTCTTAGTTCTTCTTCTGTGTTAACTTCTTCTAAGTCAGACATTTCATTATCACTATCTGTTTGTGTATCATTTTCTGTTTGTGTATTACTTTGTAAAGTTGTCATATTTGATTGATAATTTTTTTCAATAATTTCTTTAAAATCTAATTGATATCTACATACTGGACAACTATTCGATTCCTCCTTCAACCACATATGTATTGCATCTTTGTTGAAAATATGTTTACATGGCAACTGATTAATTTCTTGCCCTTCTTTAAATTCATCTTGAGTAATACAACATTCTTTGGTTTCTTGTTCAGCGTCTTTAAACATAATTGTTTTTAATTCAGAAAATCCTTTTTCAGATGTTACTTTTTTATATGGATTTTTTTGATATAAAGAATTTTGAATCATATCTGATATATTGTAATTAGACATATTAGGGGGATTAGATTGTTGTACCGGAAAAAAGTTATTATTATTATTAATAATTCTATTTGTTATCATATTTGTTAATTCTGTTATTAAACTATCATTAATTGTATTTGAACTATTTAAATTATTAGTATATTGAGACCCAAATAAATTCTCCCAATTGATATCATTTTGATCATTTTCATTATTGTTATTCATAATCTTAGTATTAAAAAATATTTTATTTTTATATTTTTTAATTATTATATTAATTAAATAAACTGTTCAATAACATTATATCTTTCATTATTCAAGAGATCAGTCAACATAGTCATTGGAGTAGTCTCCCTCAATGCATCTATACCTTTCGTACAAAATACATTAAGAAGCGTAGAACTATAACCACTTAGAAAGGTGATATTCTTTGAAAATGTTGTAGCCGGAAATCCGGTTGTCTTTCTCAAATTCCAAAATAGAATATGAGGCATTTCATATGGCTGCTGCCATTTGGTTTTCATACCTGCATCTGCAAACTTCTTGCGAATAGCCTCTTCTGCTGTATCGAAAATATTACCATTGTGATTGCCAGAATCAAATTGCATATCACTAAATACAGCAAATATAAGTTGTTTAACTACTGAAGGTTGTATATGGTTTTCTACCAGAACTTCCAAAATTTTATCTAATGCCAAATGAAAATTTGTACTGCACCCCCATCCTGCATTTTTAACTATATGTGCCTTATCGACAAAACTTTGTTCATCTTCTAGTTGAACCCATGTAGGTACCGAATCAAATGTCAATATTCTGTTCTTAAATCCGGATTCTTCATCCACTAATTCCGAAATTCGAATACTCAAACCAATCGCATTATTAAGAGGCAAACTATTATCACATTCCATAGAACCTGATACATCACACATAGTAACAATTGACTTACCCTTCAAACCTTTGTTATTTTCTGTATTACTCTTCCATTGTTCATTAATTGTATCTCTCTGAAGTTTGTGAGTTTCTGCCTGGTGAGGGTAATACTTCAATGCATCTCGG